TGTCGCACGTCCTACCGTTGCGTAACGGTTCTTCATGATTGGCTGGCCTTGCTGGTCAAGTTGGTTGGTTTGGTACTTGTCAACGATTACCGAAACGCGGCCTTTGTCTAGTGGTTGGTTCATTTATATGTTTCTCCATTGATCGCCAAATGCGAAATTTAGTTTAGATAATTTTTCGTCCATCTCTTCAATGAACAGTGGGATTTCTCTGTCGAATGTTTTAAATAATTCTTCATCAGGTTCAAAAGGAACCGATGCAAGCCTGTTTTGTGCTTCTCCCCTCATTCGGTTGTCGTAGCTGCAAAAGTGCCACTTATTAAAGTCAAGAACCCACATTGAGTATTGAACTTGAGTTATGTACTCCGGTTTAACCTCTCGGTCTAATAGAAAATCAACGTGAACTTTAGTTGTCCAAGGGCTTTTTATTTCAAGCCCTTCTTTTTCATCCATCAGCAATCCATCTGGACTAACGGCACATCGCAAAGATTCATCTTTGTAAACTAGACCGCACTGAGTGACGATACACATATTCATCGCTTCAAATGAATCACGCGCTAGCTCTTCGTTTAAGTGGCCCCACTCAGCTTGCTTGAAGTTTGAAGCTGCTGGAAGTTCACCAGTGCAAACTTGTCCGATCAACTCATTCATATATGACTTTCGCATTTCAGAATAAGAACCTTTCTTTCTTCCTGGCTTGATTATCTCGTGCACGCGAGAGGCAGTGATAACTCCGCATCGACTTTGTAGCCACTCATCTGTGCCTTGCTCTATATTAAACGTGTTTACGCCTGTAATGTGATTTACTTCGATCATGCCTTAGCCCCTAACTTGCGTGCAATAAACTGCTTTTCATCTTCTGTCATATCATCAAATGAAACGATTTCACGCTTGAACGATTTACTTAGCCAATCGAAAAGCTGCTGATCGGTTTTACCTTGCTTCTTGGTTAAATCAACGATCACCTTATCAACATCAACAATGGCACTAGCTGTATTTTGCTGCATTAACATTTCGTCATCTTCGCCAGCAAAGATAATCCCGAATCCGCCAGTGAAAGTATATCGGCGTAAGTAAGAGTTGGTTGACGCCATAGCCTTAAGTGGATCTTTGCCGCCACTTTGGTCAGGCATTGCGCTCATGCTGTTTTCTTCGCAGTGGCCCATTCTGTGTGAAATAATACAAGTAACGGTGATTAGGCCGTTTACAGTTTCTTGCTTGAATCGAAATGACAAGCCAACATCCTTTAGTATTGGCGATGCCAATGCAAATGCGTCCTCAATTCGACCGTAATCGTAATTAGTTCGACCCTTTCCTGTTGTGTAGTCTACTTTGCCACGGCGAGGAACTACGGGCATTCTTGATTGAAACTCGTTCATAGCTTCATCGAATGCTTTCTTGGCCTGACCTGATTCCCAACGCTCTTGTAAGTCCATTAGCTTGCTTAGCTTGTCAATGTCCGCACCTTGCTCAACTGCCATACTAACAAGCTGCATAGGGTTAACTTGCTGCTGTTGACTTGATTGAACTTGAGTTGACTTGCTATCTACTGTTACTAATTCTTGATTGCTCATTACACTACCTTACTTTTTCTTATGAATGCCGTTTTTACGGTCTGCTACTGAGATATAAACCTTGTAAGTTCCATCTTCGTGAGTGGTGATTAAAAGGTCAGTTTTGTTATTAATGTAACTGCGTAGCGTTCCGCGGTTAATTCCTAGCAAGGTTGCTGCGGCCGTTTGATTGCCTCGACACTTAACTAGGATATCTTCTAATGTATAAGTTTCCATTCGTCCTCCTGTTTCGTTGAATACAGTATTAAACACTCAGAGATTAAAATCAATACTATTTCTTAAATTATTTTGAATTATTTGGCTTGATTTTTATTCTATATAGGGTAACAATAACTCACACAACAAAGGAGTAAATGATGCAAAAGCTACTATCTGAATTTTTTTACCAACCACAAAATAAATGGCAGACCGAATTTTTAGAACACGAAGCCGAGCTACTAATGCACCAGCACGGTTACAGCTTCAACCAATCTAAAATGCGCGGCGCTTTACTTGGTTGGGTGTCATCTGTCGTTGAGCAATACGCCATCCAAATCGACACGCTAGACGGCAAAATCCAAATCCAACTTGCCGATAAGTCTATGTCTATAGAATGGTCAGAAGCGGATAAGCTGCTTGATGTTATTGAAGCAGTTAAAACAGAAGAAGGAATGATTAAGTTATGGGAGGGTATGGAATGAAAATTAAAGTGGTTCTAGAGCAAGAAAAGAAAATATACGGCGTGCGTGTTAACTCTGATTTAAATGAAGGTCGAGGTTTTAACTATGTAAAGCATCTGTGCGAAAAAGAAGCAACAGCCATTAGATTATCTAAGCGAGCCGATGTACAAGGTAGCGATGGTGCTGTAGTTGAACTTCAAGCAATAAAGATTTATGGAAAGTGGTTTTATGAAGGCGCACCAATCAATAAACCAACATCAGAAGATGACAAGCTTGAAATTAAGCTAGAGCAGGAAAGAGAAAATAAAAGGCTTTTCAATGACGCACTAGCCAAGGCTAAAGAGCTTGGTTTATCGCAAGAAGATATAGAAGCTTTGCAGGGTGGAAAATAATGGCAACTAGACTAATTCAAACTGAGCGCATCCCAATGAGCATCCCGAAAAAGAAACGCGCTCAACTTATTCGACTTCAGCAACAAAAAGTTCGCCGCCAGTTGAATAACTACTACCTGGCTTGGGATCCGTTAAGTATGGAGTACGTCACGCCTTTCGACTCAAAAGGCAATCAAGGCGTAATGACTCAGGGATTTGTTGATGCGCTAAAGCATATTGAGGTTAATTGGAGAATTCATTGTTACGTGCTAGGCCGAGAACATAACGGCAAGGAGCGCATTGACGGATTCACCCTAGACATTAACACGCCATGCAAGCACGACGACATCAAGAACATTGCAGCCGATGCGCACTGGGAGTTTATCGAAGAGTATCGAAACTCGCCACGTTCAGATAACTTTGTTAGTGCAACATGGATCGCCGCCACACGCGATGAAGTTGATAACGAACTCGCATACAAGATATTCAAAGAAGCAGGTAGCTTTAATTTACTAGCCGACTGGCAAGAGAAGGAACTGGAAAATGAATAACCGATTCCGACAAGAGTTGCACATCAGTTCGCCAGCACTAGAAAAGATAGCAAAACACATGGCTAAGGATGGGTTTTACTATTTCGGTGGCAGCCAGAATCGAACGGTTACGAGCTACAAGCGCAATGGTGCTTATGTGGTGTTAGAAGGTGATATTTTAAATTAGGAGTTAGTATGCTAAAGCAAAAGCCAATTATGGAGATAAAAGAGAATGAATATTTCTCTAACGGAGTTAACAGAAAGGTTAAGCAGCTTACAGTGTCATTGTACGACTTAAAGCTTAGATGCGATATTAACGAAGATAGGGACATTAAACTTGCCAAAAGACTAGCTGACGATCTAGGTGTGGAGTTAAAGATTTCGCTATGACCATACTAGAGCAAGTTGACATCATTCTAAGCTCTACGCCGATCGACAAATGGACATCAGCGGAAATGGCTTTAATGATTGGGTGCGGTCAAAACAAGATCGCACCAGCTATAAAGCTTTTGCCTTACAAGGTTGAAAGAATCCGAGAGAGCAAGAATATTTACTACAGGAAGGTTTTATGATCACTTACAAAGACCAGATGACAAAGACGACAAGGCTTTCATTGCGCACGCCAAGAAAGCTTTAGGTTTCGATTTTAATCGTGTTATGGACGAGGCTAGAGAGGAATATCAAAAGCATTCTAGACCATCCATAGCAAAGCGTGCGGCCAACTTAGTTATCCTATCAGCACTAAAAGAGATAGGTGAGCAGAAGTGGCGACCTGATAAAGAAGAAAAGGAAGATGAAAAGCCGGAACGAAAGATAAAGGTAGAGCCGCAACCTTTACCGAACAAGCCAAAGGAAAGGAAGTGGACGGGGCCGTCAATTTTGGACATGGCCGATCAAAAGAAAAAAGGCACTTAGGTGCTTTTTTAATGTTGACTATATTTTGAATTCGAAATACAATAACCAAAACACAAACAGGAGATAAAAAATGATTTCTTTAGAAGCATGGCTTAACGAAAAGTACATGAAAGAAAAGTCAATAGGAAGATCTGAGGCGATAATAAGCATGGCTTCTGACCTTGGTGCTAGCTACTCGACTGTATATAAATGGCTAAATGATGGGGATTACTTTGTATCAAGCGGGGTAATCGGAACTCCATGGAGTGATAGTGAAAGAATGGTGGTATTTAAGGCTACAAGATTTATATAAAAATCCCCGCTGGCGGCGAGGCAATTTAAACTGTTGACGAGGTGATTATACATGGCTAGAGCTAGAAACATCAAGCCAGCTTTTTTTGATAATGATGAGCTAGCAGAAAACGAACCGCTTGGTAGGTTGTTATTTATTGGTCTTTGGACTCTGTGTGACTTTAATGGAAATCTAGAATGGAGAAGTAAGCGAATTCAAAAGCAACTGCTTGCTTACGATAAGTGCGATATAGATAAGCTCGCTATTAATCTGGATAAATCTGGATTTGTACGGTTTTACTCTGACGGCGATAAAATCTATCTAAATGTAGTTAATTTTTCGAAGCACCAGAACCCACACAAAAATGAAAAGGCAAAGGGTAGTGAAATTCCAGATTACTCAGAAGAGTACCGACAACTTATTGATTTAAAAGGACTCAAGATAAATCTAGATAAATCCGGATTAAAACAAGAGCAATCTAGTACTAATCCTGCTGATTCCCTTATCCTGAATCCTGAACCCCTAAACCTGAATCCTGAATCAGATTCACAACAAGTTGATGAATCACGCTTCGCTGAGTTTTGGGATTTGTATGGAAAGAAAAGGGGTAGAGATTCATGCGAGAAGAAATTCAACAAACTGAAAAAGCATGAGGTAGAGAAGATATTTGATGTTCTTCCAGACTATATTGCTTCCACTCCAGATATTAAGTACAGGAAGGATCCTGCAACTTGGCTTAATAATAAGTGCTGGGAAGATGAGATTTATACAGATAGCAAAAGCAGCAAGCACGATCTATCAGACATTCAGTATCAATCAGGGAGATTTTAATCATGAGCGAACAAGAAAGAAGACTTCAGGAGTTAAACTTTAAAAAGGAAATCTCAGAAGATAGCTCGCTTGATAAAAGCGGAGCTTACGAGACTGGAGTTAAATTGAATTGCGATATCCATGGAGAGTATCCAGAAAAGGAAATTAAACTGTTTGGCAAAAAGATAAACATATCCCACTGCCCTAAGTGCGAGTCGGATAAGAGAGAGCAAGAAGAAGCTGAGCGAAAGGAGATAGAGAAAAAGATTCAACTGGAAAAAGATCGCGAACTAAGAAAGGCCGCTGGCGTTAGTGTGAGAAACGAAAGGGTTAGATTTTCTCACTTCCAAACCGAAACGGATGAGCAAAAAGAGGTGCACAAAACAGTTTTAAACTTCGCAAAAAGCATTCATGAAGGAGCAGAAACCCCGAACATAATCCTAACTGGCAAGGTGGGGACAGGGAAAACCATGCTAGCAAACTGCGTAATTAACTCTTTATTCAAGTCAAAAAGCGTGAGACTTATCAAGCTTCAAGACATGTTAAGAAAGGTCAAGGGAAGCTATAGCAAGGATTCAAACTACTCGGAAAGTGAAGCAATTGAAGCATACGCATCGTTTGATCTGTTGATACTTGATGAGGTCGGGGTTAGCAGGGATACAGATAACGATAAAAACATAATATTCGATGTGCTTGATGGACGCTACCAAAACATGCTGCCGACCATGATTATATCTAATTTGAATATAGAGGGAATAAAGCAAACTCTTGGAGATCGCGTGGTTGATAGGCTTCGTGATGGCGGTGGAATTCTACTTGGATGCGACTGGGAAAGCTACCGCAAGTAATTAACCAACAACAGCAATAGAAGGGTAAGAGAATGAGTGAATTTAAAGAGCAATTAATTGAACTTTTTGAGAATGTATCAGGCTGTAGCATTGATGAATTTAGCGAGGAACAGCTTCCTTATCTTGCCGATTACATTATCGGACAGCAAGAAGCAGATAACATGTGCATCGAGAAGTTAAAGAAAGAAAACCAACGCCTAACCGCTGACATGAAGAATGCAATCAGCCTAATGAGCCCGTCATGGCAGCATGCAGCTGAAAAAGAGCCAGACTTAATGACGCGCTACGTAACAATGGCCGAGAATCAATTCAACAAGAAGAACGAAGAGATTGAGCGCCTAACCGCCATAGCAACCAAGCACGCAACGCGAGCGGATGAGCTTTATGAGGTTTTGGAGTGCGTTTGTAGTTATCTTAGCGAGGATGGATTGATAACTACAGGGCTGGCAAAAGAGATTGTTAACGCGCAGATGGTTTTATACAAATCACGAATCGAAGCGGAGGGCGACTAATGGAATTTACACTAGAACAAGCCTATCCGCGCCGCTGGAATGGATATAACTCAGTTAACGTACAACGAAGTAACTACGAATACACAAGCCTTAAATCGCTAATTAGACGCCATAATGGAGAGCTTAAAATAAAACGAGTTTCGCAAAGGGTTATGGAGCTCCTACCAGATGATGAGTTTACCATTGACCAGGTATATAAACGGTGCGGAATTAATGGAAACTCAATCAGATCGGTGATAAGTCGAGCCATCAAGAAGGGCTTAATCAAGCGAGTTAATGATAACAAGGGCAATAACGAGGCCACTTACATTAAAACGGGAGCAGTGCAATGTTAGTTAAGGATTTATCCAAGTGTGATAAAAAGTATCGAGTTATTTATTCGGACCCTGCTTGGCAATTTAGCAATAAGAAAACTGGCGGCTCTATGGCATCGGCAGCTGAGCAAAAATACACAGTGACTTCAATTGATGATATGTGCGAATTGCCTGTTGCTGATTTATGTGATGACGACTGCTTGCTTGTAATGTGGTACGTAGGAAGCATGCCAGATGAAGCGCTTAAACTCGCTAGAGCTTGGGGTTTCAGAGTGGTTAACATTAACGGATTTGTTTGGGATAAGGAGACAAAGAAAGGTTTAGATTATTTCGGTATGGGATTTACCACTCGCGCCAGCACTGAATCTGCACTGATCGGCGTGAAAGGCAAACTTGGCAACCTAATAAAAAGCCATTCGGTGAGAGCAAAAATTCGCGCCAAGGTTGGTGAGCATTCAGAAAAACCTCAAGAGTTCCGCGATGCAATCGAAAAGCTATGTGGCAACGTTCCGAGAATTGAATTGTTTGCTCGCAATAAAGTTGACGGATGGGATCGATGGGGCAATGAGGCATAAAAGAAAACCCCAAACCAAAACGGTGAGGGGTTATACAAGAAGTTAACAAGGAGTAATGAGCAATTGCAAGAAGGAGTGAGCAATTACGCTTTAACTATACATCATTTTATCTTTAACGCAAATAGGAGTGAATATGAGCAGTGATAACAAAGAGCTAAGAATGGGGTTAAAGTACGATAGCGAAAAGCCTAGGTATGACTTACTACCAGCCAATGCGATTGATGACCTAGCAAAGATTCTCACATTTGGTGCCAAGAAGTATGCGCCTAATTCATGGCAGCAGGTAGAGAATGCGCTAGAGCGTTACCGCGCCGCATTACTGCGTCATACATTTGCGATCCAAGGCGGTGAGTTAATCGACCAGGAATCAAAGTTACCCCACTCAGCCCACGCAATGTGTTGCGCTGCCTTCATTAATGAGATCGAGAAGTTTATGAGTTTGTATGAGTGGAAAGGTGATGGGTATTACTTAGTTTGACCACAACCCAAACACTAGCCGTCCATTGGGCGGCTTTTTTAATCGCTTTTGTTCATTAAAAATCAAATATCAATCGTTTTAATTCATTTGTACATTTCGAACATAACGTGCATAATAAACACATAGCCAATCAAGGAGACATAAATGAGCATTCACACTACTTTTTCAGCCACAGAGCTACGCCAAGATAGTTCAAAGGTATTCAATCAGGTCCAATCTCAGGGGTGGGTAAAAATCAAAAGCCGAAGCCGACCTGATATGGTTCTTTTAACTCAATATGAGCTAGATGCTCTTTTGCTTGCAAAGTACGAGGAAGGTAAAAATGAAGTTTTACAAGGCTAAAATGATTGCGCAAGAAGAAGGTCTTGCAATATGGTTTGATATTTATCAGCCGATACATGAAACAGATTGCTACTACTACTGCGTAAACTCTCTTAACTTTGATACTGCCAATAGAATTATCAGCCAAAACAAAGATAAGCATCCAGTAACAGCAATTAAAGATTCTGGTTTCATCAAAGTAAGAAAGATCGCAAAGCATGGAAGTAGAATTGCAGAGCCATCAAAAGAAGATGCTATTAAAAATCTGGTATGGAGAACAAAGCTTAGAATAGGTCACATGAAAAGAGATATTAAGTTTTGCGAATCTCTAGTTAAAAACCATGAAAATCTATCAGTTAACTATGAGTCAGATCGCCAGTTAATTATGACAGTGAATGGGACCAAAGATCTTGTTCATGAATTTTACAGTTTTTTCTTTTAGGTGAAATTATGAAGCTACTAGCAACGAGTAACCAGCCACTAACAATGAGCAGTCTAGATTTTCTTGAACAAGTTATAAACCCATCAAGAGTTGAAAGCAACGAGAAAGAAATACGAAACAATGTATTCTTTCATAGAGTTGTTGATGAGTTAGATTTAGATCCAAGTACGTGCAAAGATATTGTATGTACTTCACCCTCAAGAAATAGAACATATACAGCTAAAGGGTTTGACTTAAATCAAGACCAAATGATGCTTGTAGGCATGCGAGAGTCAAAATCGGTTCGAAGAAAGGTTCTAGAAAAAATAAAAGAGTTGGCAAGCAGTGAGCCACAGCAGCCACAAATACCACAAACCTACGCCGAAGCATTGCAGCTTGCGGCAGATCAAGCCAAGCAACTTGAACTAGCAGCGCCTAAAGTTGCATTTGTCGACAATCTAGTTGAGCGAACAAATCTGTTAACCGCAACGCAGGTTGCTCAGAAGCATGGAAAATCAGCTATCTGGCTAAACAAGATTCTTGAAAAGAAAAAGGTTTACAACCGAAGAGTTAAGAGAACTAGAGCTTTCCAACA